TCAAGCATCATCTGAAATCCCTGGGCCTGTTCCCAAATCGTCAGATCATTACGCTGCATATTTTCTTCCAGCATCGTTGACATCTGCTCTTTGTCTGTCATGCCTTCTACAACCCTGCAGGGTGCCTCTGTAACGCCTGCCAGCTTAGCCGCCGCACTTCGTCTGTGACCGATGATTGTGATGTATTCTCCCGGTTCTCCTTCTTTCGGAATTACCGTCAATTCTGCATAATTCCATTCTTCTTAATGGACTCTGCCAGCTCTGTCAAATCTCCGAGATCTTTTCTCGGATTGTCCGGGTGTGGGTGGATATGCTCCAATCCAATAGTTACGATTCCTTTTAACTTTCCATTGCCCTGTCCTCCTTAATCTCTTAGCCAATCACCGCATATTGCGAATTTTATTATTTTCCAGCGCTTCACATTTGCGAGCTTTTATGGTAAAAAAAATTTACCCTGCTTCCTTCTGCAGCAATCTCAGAAGCGGATGCCATGGTCTTGTGCCTCGAATACGGCCGATAATCTTCTTGATATTGCACTCTGCTTTGTCGATTTTCACGTACCCTTCATACTTTCCCTGGTTTCTTTCCGTAACCGGTCTGTCGTGAAATCCGTCCGTAATCATAAATCTGTCCTTCGCATCTGTCTCGTCCTTGAAAGCTACATAGTGCTTATTGCCATGTGCGTAGTACCCGACAATTACCATATCTCCTACCTCCCTTCGTATCTGTCGTGAATAGCAATCGGGTAGCTGATTCCGGTAATCTGTTTGAATCTGCTGTCCGATGTGTAAAGAATATTGCCGCCTGCCATATACCAGCGTTTCCGGCAGTATGCAGGCTTACAGTCAACGTACTCCTGCCCCATAATCTCACGCTTTTCAATATACACGCACTGTCTGATGTCGTCCGGTTCAAAAGGACCTTTCTGTGCATCCAGGATATACAACTCTCTCGCATAGGAAGATATGCCGTTATTCGTGCAATCTCCCAAACTGCTGCGGTAAACCTCTGCGGTCAGACAGCTCTCAATCTCATAGTTGCTCTTCATCCAGTCAAGCACTTCATCCGGATATTTGCATCCGCTCCATAACTCGCCCATAAATACCAGCTCATTATCAAACTCCTGCACCATGTATGTATCATCGTCCAGCTTTACTGCCTGCAACTGAATGTACTCCTTCGTTCTTTCGTCGCACGCAACTCTCTTTACGCATCCGTCAACCTTTCCATATCCTCTGATCTTGTGCGTTTCGATATAGCGATCCAGTTTCTTTTCTGCAAACCCTGCAGGAATGTCCTCTTCATTTACTGCTACATCTCCGCTTTCCAAAACAGCGTACTTATTTGAGATTTCGCACCATGTTCCTTCCAGGTGTAACACAAATCCTTCTTTCTCAATTCTCATGTTCTTCTGCCTCCTTTGCTGCTCTCACTTCTGCGATTCTCACATAGTCCGGGATATGAAAGCCATTTATGATATTCACCGCCTGCAGCTCTGTTAGATTGCACCTGGCCTGCAGTTCTTCCCGCAACTTTCTTCTTTCTCCAATGTCCTGCAGTCCGTTAGACAGCAGGAGCAACGCTCTGTCTCTGTATTCATTTGCTATGGCTCTTGTCAGAATTTCCACTAACTCACCCTTTCCACGTAATCAACGCATCCAGGACTGATTTTTTCATCCTTACAGAACTCCGACCAGCACTCCTGCAATTCTTTGAGGTTCTGAGCGTCAAACTGCGTCTCGTCTCCACCGTTGAAGCCAATGTTATAGGTTCCTCCTCCGGATTTAACTACTCCTTTGCTTGCCTCTCGTAATGTCACACTACATCACCCGCCTTTCTTAATGCGCACTTAGTACATACCGCACCGTCAAGGTGTGATGCCTTAACAACTCCTGCGTCCTCCGGTCTCTGCCAGCAGAGTGTCCCGCATTCCGGGCAACGTACCTTTTTCCAACCAGGTTTTCCCTCCGGTCCGTTTATTACCAGTGGCATGCACAACCAACCACCTCGATCTGTAGCCTTTCTCGGTTCTAACTTCATGTTCACTCTGCCGCCTCCATTTCTTCCAGCTCTCTGATAACTCTCTCTACCGCATATTTTCCATTATTGTTGAGCTGTCTCTGCCATGCACCTACCGACGGTGCCCATCTGAACCCATTGCTTTTCAGAATATCTCTTACCTCCGGTTCCGGCTTTCCTTCAAAGAACAGCTGGATTCTCATAGCCTCCACATTCTCCTTGACCTTGAAAAACTTATTCTCGCTCTCCTGTGTTCCCTGGGACTTCGTTTTCTGCAGGCTCTTGATTCTTCCTTCCAATCTTCGGATATTGGCGTTGTTGTTCGCCAGCATATAATTCGGAAAACCGATTCTTCCGCAGAAGTCCGGTTCTCTCAGCTGGGCGATCTGTTCGTCTGTATATCCCATGTCATGCAGCGTTGCATCGCCTTTTTCTTTGTCCTTCATACGGATTGCTTTGTTGGCCTGCTTCATTCTCTCCTGGTCCTCTCTCAATCCGTCAACCTTATCCTGCAGCTTCTCGATTGCGTTCTCATCATCAGACTTGATAACGTCCTTGCCATAAAAAATTGCCTCAATCTTTCCAAGGATTGCCTCAACCTCTTTATAGTCCTCATGGTTCTTATCCCATGCAGCTACCTGCTTTTCCTTCTTTTTGACCGGGAAGTTTCCTGCTCCGGAAATCATTACCGACGGACACATCATGCCGATCTGAATATCCTTGTTGATGTTCTGAGCCAGTCGTCTTGAATATCTCTCGCAGAGCTTCGACACTCTTTCTTCTTCGGTCGGTCTTGCCTCGATTACCTTCTCTGCCAGCTCGTATGCCTTATCGACCTGTGCCTTGTAACCAGCAGTCTTGCTCCCGGTCTTATACTCGCTGAATGACATCATATCGTTTGCCGTTTTTGCTCCGGCCTCATTGATGCTGAAATACACTCTTTCCATTACGCCACCTCCAAATACTCACCGATTTTCTCAATGTCCAGCTTTACTACCGGATATGTGCAGTAACCGCTTCTTACCATTCTGCCGGTAGCCTGCCCGAAACCGTGTTGCTTGATAAGCTCCATCGCCCAAGGGCAATTATTCGTGTCGATCACTGTCTCGTCCTCTGCAAGTCCGCTTCCTGCAATGCATACCGTGATTCTTGCGATAGGTCCGTCCTCGTTGTTCCATATCTCGATTGCTCTGCTGTTATCTGCCTGGTATCTTGCCACTTGCAGGAAGCAATCTTTATACACCGCCCACTCTGTCCTAACCTCTAATAATGCCATATTACTTCGTCTCCTTTCCTGTGATGATATCGAATGCCTCTTTGAGGATTGCCAGTTTTCTTTCTGCCTCGGTCGCTCTCTTGAGTAATTCCTCAATTTCTCCCGCAGCCTTATTTCTCATCAATCCCATCTGAGCATTCATGCTATTAAGAGCCAGTCCATCATCCGAAATCTGCTTTTTAAGTTCATTAATCTTGGTGCAATACTGAGCATCCATTCTGTCGTAGTCATTCTTCTCTTTTGCAAGCTCTGCCTCGAGTTCCTCGATTCTTCTCGCACGGAGTCTCATCAGTCTCTGAATGCCACCTTGCTTTTTCCATGTCTTGCAGAACTCGTCTTTGTCGATGTCGCATCCCATGTACTCTGCTTCAATTTCTCTGTATTCTGCCTCAGTCGGCTCAAACCCTGTTCTCTCGATAAACTCTGATTTCATCATATCTGTTGTCCTCCTACGCCATCTCTAAAATTCTCTCTACGTCTGATCTTCTCTGACGCATCATCAACATTGCTGTCACTTTGTCAATCTGACCGGAAGTGAGGCTTACGATGAAATCTGCCACCTGGTTGTGCATCTTATACACTTCCTGGTACATTCTGTCTGCCTCAGCCTCGTAGCTGTTTGACTTTTCCATATCCAGGTGTTCTTCTTCCATCCAATACTCTGACTGGTTCTCGGCTTCTTCCATTTCAGCCTCTAAAGTTCTTAACTTCTTCAATACTTCCTTCATACAAATACGCTCCTTTCAAATTTGCGAACTGTGTTTCACGTGAAACACTCATTTGCGAGCTGTGCAGGTAAAAAAATTTACCTAGAACATTTTTTTCATTTCCTCAGCCTTCTCTTCGAGGCCGTTGCTTTCAAGAATCCAAAGGTCAAATCGAACTGCCTCGTCGGTGAGTTCGCAACCGCAGTCACTCAGACTGTAAAGCTCGTCGATGATTTCACCCACCATCCAGTTATTTCCTGCAGCCACCATAGCTGTTGCAATGCTCTGAACTTTTGCCTGGCAAAATCTCCATTCATCTGAATACAGGTCGTATTTCTCTCTTTCTTCCAGTGCTTCTCTATAATCTTCTCTGTTATACATAACCACTACCTCCGTGTGTTTTATTTGTTGTTTGATTATGTATATATTATACTTCGCAACTGCGTTATTTGTCAATAGGTTTACTTCTAATTTGCGTATTTTATTAAAGTTTTTTTACAACAATCTCGTAACCTAGAGCTGTTACCATCTTTGAGAAGCTATCGTATCTCATGCTCTTAGCGTTTCGGTTGAGAGACTGGCTGATGTTCTGTCTCGTAATCCCCATTCTGTCCGCTAAATCCTGCTGGGTCATTTTCTCTTCGTCCAGGATGCAGCGGATCGTCTCCTCTGCATTCGCCGCTTTAATCTCCATCTATTTTCTCCTTTTCTTCTGTCTGACTGTTACTCTTGCCTTTACAACCAGCACGCCGGTCTTTGTTCTTTCCGGATCAGCGAACCTTAACCGACTTCTGTTCATTTCCAGGTTTTCTTCATTGTCTATCAGTACCAGGTTCTCTATGTTACAGTTGTCCTTGTTGCCGTCCAGGAACGATACCATCTTGCCTTCGGGAACTGGTCCGTTGTGTTCTTCCCATACTGTCCTATGAACAAACTCAAACCTCTCCCATTGTGGACCGGTTTCTTTAACCTTCCGGATAAGATAGCCGCCTGTCGTATGTGTATACTCGCCTACTTCCATGTGGTTTGCCGGGACATCGCCTTTCTTAGACATCGTCGCCTTGCACTTCTCATATTGCTCTTGGCTCATTGGTTTTCCCTTGTTGGCTGGAACGTGTCCTTTTTCAAACCTGCAGTCAACGCCACTGATGATGTCGTGGTTCTTCTTATATGCCCTGCACTGACTGGCAGAGAACTCTATTCCGAAATGAAGAGATACCATTTCTACTATCTCTTCCGTCTTTCTTCCTTGTGCGACACTTCGCACATATTCTTCCATGCCTTCCGGATATTTGAAAGAACTTCCTTTCTTTGTTCCGGAAGGTGTTCCACTTTTGATGCCGTACCGGTTCTTCGCACCTTTTATCATCGATTCTGTGAACGTCATTCCATACTTCCTGTCGTACCCCTGCTGGTTGATGATCTCTGCCACTTCCTTGCTGGTCCGTCCCGGTACATTTTCACGCAACCAGGTTACAACCTCTTCGGGCCAACCTCTCATTTACGATTGCCCCCCGCATGAACTTCAAGCATTTCCGGAACCGCCTTCTGTCTCTCGTACCCGTACTCGTCCATGTGCTTCATAGCCTTGTACTGCAGCTCTCCGTTTTTGATGATCTGCTCGCTGATGTCGCATATCGCATCCGTTCTCTTCAACTCGCTTTCCAACTCTTCTCCTGTCAAATCATCGTCGCCCAGCTTTTCCAGCTGAGCAAACAAATGATTATTCAAATCTCCTAATGTATTCTTCATCTTGAACCTCCTTAATCACAACCGTGGCAATCATCACAGCTATGTCTCTGCCAGTTCCATCCTCGTCTTTGTAAAGGCAAGCCGTCTCTCCCCAACATTCCACGTATGTCTCATACGCATCGTTACTGCAGTTGTCGTTGTAATCGCCGTATGTAACAGCTCCATTCAGATATTCTCTGTAGCCTGTATTGCATCCCATATCTTCATCTGCCCACCAATGCTGAATCTGAATATCCGGAAACATTTCTGACAGCTTTAACATGATCGGTTCCGGCATACTCCACGCTGTACTGAACTCTAATGTATCCTCGTCTACCTGCTCATTATCGTATGAGTTCCACTTGGTTCCCCAGTTTTCACAGTGCCAATCGTACCAGGTTGTGTGTCCGTAAAGAATCTTGTTGCTGATGTACTGCAATCCGATCTTTTCCAACTCTTCGTCCGTCTTTCCGTGCTTTCTTTTTTCGTATTCTTCATCTGACATCAACCCGTAATTCTTGCACAGGAAACCATATCTTCTTTTGCCGATTTTTCTCAGTACGGCTTCGATTGCGACATCCTCCGTGGAACCGCTCTCTACATTCAAGCTCTCCGGCATAGGAATCAGCTTGTTAAAATCAAAGAATGTGTACGGCTCCTTTGTATACTCGTCTGTTGCTGTCGTGAAAATCGGCAGCTTTGCGATCCCTGTCATTTTTACTTTGTTTCTTACATGATTTGGCATAGTCTTTATCCTCCTAAACTTAATTCCAGTCGCCTGCTATCTCAACGACCGTTCTTTTCAAAATCTTAAACTTCTCCGGATCAATCCAGCTTGGAATCTCTCCGTTTTTTACTCTTTCCTGGTACCGGTTCAAACACAACTGCTTTACTGGTACGGCCTGCCGATCTGAACAAACATACCTCTCTGCTTGTCCCAGGCAAATGCTCCGTACTCAACATTCTCGACTGCAGCTTTCATAACCTCTATTGTCGCATCCAATGCTTCCAGTTCCATAGGACCAGGCGGCATCTCTTCAATGTTCCGGATATTATGCTGGTATGTTTCCAGTACCGCCGCATTTTCTCTTAACGTCACTCTTCCTTGTCCTCCTCTTCTGCCGGATGCCAATGGTACTCGCAATCCGTGTTCTCGCATCTACCATTCCACATCACACTTCCGCATTCCGGGCAGGTTGTAGATTCGTATGGTCCGCCTCCTAACATCTGTCTGCCTCCTTCCTACAAATACGAACATCCATATCTTTTCCGGAAGGCTTCTCTGCCTCCCTTATGGATAATCTGTTTTACTTTGCCTTCCTCCCTGCCTTCATCAATAATCCTTGCAAATTCATCTGCCTTCTGCAGGGCGTATTCTTTTTCCCAGCCAGCTGTCCGATTATCTTTGACATCCTCTCTGCCATCGGGTTTCCGTGTATTCTGCAGAGGATGTCTCCCATGTTGTGACAATCATTGCACACCGGCACTTTCAATCCATCCTTTTCGCTCAGTTCTCTGCCAGCAGTGCCGAACACCAAATGATGCTCGGCCTCTGATGGTCTGCCGCAGATAAAGCAAATCTCCGGATAATCTGTTACAATCCCTTTGCTCATTGCTCTAACCTACTTTCTGTTTCCCAGTCCTACAAATACCAGGAATGCTAATACCGCAAGTGCTGCCATAATCTCGCCTCCTAACCGAAAATCACATCACCGAATAGCGCATACTGGATAATCGCATCACACACGATTGCGTCCGCATTGCAGGTATCGAATCGGATCTTTCCGTCGATCTGTTCCAGGCAGTTGCAGCCGACCGGTGTTATCGCCCACAGTTCAACTCCCTTCTTAAACTTCTCTAAGTCCAGCTCATAATACTCCGTATCGTCTTGTCGAACGCTCCGGCTCAGATGCAGTCTCAGCTTACCGCCTCTTGCATCTGTTCGCTTCCGTACTCTCCGAGGTAGCCGCCCATCACCTTCGCCTCGTCGCACCAGTAATTTATGCCTCCTTCCAATGCTCCGCACATAATGTCGTCAATATCTTCCTTGGTAAGTTACAATTTCCAATGCTACCTTCACAACTTCCAGCTTCTCGTTTTTCTTATTTGCCATTTGCCTCATTCTCCTTCTCTCTGAACCTTTTATTTATCTCAGCCTGTGTTTCATCATCAAATAACTTAAAATTGACTCCTGCGCCTATAAACTGATTTAAGATGCAATCCTGCACCGCCTTGACTGTCGCCCAGTCCGGCTCGTCGTCCTGTGTTCTGATACCGAACTGAACCATGTAGTCCTCGATCACGTGCCACAACTCATATTCCAGCTCGTCCATACATCCGAGTGCCGATACGTCCACGACCGCCGGTGCTGTTATTTTCTTTCCGTCTGCCAGTTCCAGGTCTACTGTGTCAATCTCTTCTCCGAACTCACCGCCTTTCTTGTGGTGTGCCAGGATGTCGCCTGCAAAGTCATAGTCTCTGTCGATCATAGCCTCGCTGTTGTCGTCGTACAGTCTGAAACATCCGGCCAGTTCGCCCTTCTCGTGTCTCTGCAGAACTTCTTCCCAGGTCAGCTTTCGCATTCCCAACCAGGTGTAACCCATTATTCATCGCCTCCTTCATAATCTGCCCCGCAGTACGGACACTTTGTTACTCCGTAGCAATTAAACATCTTCCCACATTCCTTGCAGGTGTCCAGCTCCCCATTTCTCTGCCAATCTTCCAGCAGGCTACTTACGTGCTGCCAGTCCAACGCCTCGAAAACTTCCTCTGCCAAATCGTCCTGCTGGTTGCACTCCTGCAGGATGCTGTTTCTCGTGTACACTGTATCGGATAATTCCGGGATGTAACACGGATCATCCGGTCTGTGATAAAACGCATCTTCGTCTTTGAAGATATGTCCCTGTCCGTAGAACTCACGGACGATCTTCTCACCTTCTCCATTTTCATCCGGCGGCGTGTAACTGCCAACCAGTACCGGGATGTTTACTTTCTGCAAGGCCTGCGACAGTTCCAATATCATACCGTCAATGGCTTCTGCATCCTTTACAAGCTCCCTTGTGGAAGGAACTCCACTCGTTCCGCTTCTCTTGGCCTCTATCCACATTTCAATATGCTCGTCGATGTCGAAATCTTCGTAATAGGATTCCAAGCTGTCCTTGAAACTATCTGCCTGGTTCTCTTCATCGAAATCAATCGTCATAGAGAAATCTTCGCCTGCAGGTGACGACTGCCCAATTTCAACATAGGTTCTTCTACTGCCCGGCTCAATGTAGGTTTCCCAGTTCCACCCCATTTCTTCTGCCTTGTCGAGAAGCATTTTCAAGCCTCTCGATATGTCCTTGTATTCTTCCATATCCTCATTCCTCCGCATCTGCGTAGTACGCATCGAATGCAATACCGGCATTTACCAGCTTATCTTCTAGGTAATTACCGTAGCACCAGCCGTCTCCATCTTCCCAAAAACTGTCCCAGGCTTTCTCCAATACCTCTCTCGCCTTCTCTTCATCATCTTTGCTTACAACAAACACGCAATCCATCCAGTCGTTTAACTGTGACTGCACTCTGATTACGCTTTCCTTTAATACTTCCACTCCGATATTCATTGTGTCTGCTCCTTTCTCAAATGTAATAGCAGCTGAAATTCCAGTGATGCCCGAACTCATAGTACAAGCCGTATCTCTCGAATATCTTGTCAAATTCTCTTCTCACCGAAGGAAGGATGCCGTAATACAACATCTCGCATACCGGACCTTCAAAGCTCATGCTGAGAATGTGGTCCGGATTCACGTACTCGAAATACGTTCTTGGGTCCTGGTTCTCTTCCTCGATCAGATGCTCTCTGTCGTTGTAGTAATACTTTCCGGTTACCGGATCATGCTGTGTGAACCGCTTTCCGTTGAAATAGATGTCTACATCCTGCCATAACCCATGCTCCAGCAGAAACTCTCTGATTTCCTTTGCCAGGTTCTCAATCTGCTCTGCCGTCAGCTTTGCCGTTGAACTCATGCAACCTCCTCCTTTCTTACTCTCTTCTTAACAAGTCTTGCTGGGTACTGAGGCTGATTCTCTCTGTACTCTTTCAGTCTCGCCCTTGCCTCTTCTCTTGTGAACTCTGTCAATGTGTACTCCCAGCCGTACCCGTAATTCAGCTGCAACTCCCAGGTGTCGATTGTCTTTCTCTCGTATGCCATCCTACGCAACCTCCTCTTTCTTCGGCTTTCTGCCACGTCTCTTCGGCTTTTCGACCGGCTTTTCTTCCTTGGCCTCTTCTGTAGGTTCCTCGGCCACCTGCTCCTCAACCTTCTCTTCGGCCGCCGGTTCTTCCTTGACTACCGGCTCTGCAGGAAGCACAACATCCAGCTTGTATCTCTTTGTAATGCTCTGAATCATCGTCGCTACCTCTGTGCTTACTTCCTGGATTTCGTCCTCGGTAAGTCCTTCTGTCAAGCTCTCTGTCTCGGTCCAATATCCTGCATTATCCAGGAAATGATTTAATACCTTCTTTGCTCTATCATGTTTTACGTCCCACTTCATATCGTTTACCTCTCTTCCTTTTCTCCGGCGATCAATGCCAGTACTACTACTCCATTTATCAAAATTGCTACCAAATTCTTCGCTCTCATACCGTCGTATATGCCGACCATAAAGTTGATGAACAATACCGACTGCAGGAACTGTCTTAATTTCTTCATTGCCAAATCAGCCTCCTTTATGATAGACTTAACAGTTGAGAGGCGGTGTTGCTGCCTCCCGACCGTTAAGGGAACTACTTAATCAATCAAACCTAACCATTTCAGAATTGCCGTAATCACTGACACAATCATGATTACTATGGTGGAGATTATGCTGGCCTGCTTTTCTCTCTTCTGTAATTTAAGGTTTTCGATTTCAAGTAGTTCCTTTTCCTTTGTAGAAAAGTCTTTCTTCCTACCTTTCTTACCCAACTGGTAATTCCTCCTTCCTTAGGATTTAATCAAATTGTTTTGTTTGATTATGGTTATATTATAACTCGCAGTTGCGTATTTGTCAATAGATATACTTCTATTTTCCGAGTTTTTGCCAAATAATTTTCGCACTTGCGACAACTTCTGCAATTTCCGGATCATCAACACCAACTAGTGTATTGCTCTGCATTTTCATTTGCGAGGGCTGCAAACCCGCATGGTTGCTTGGTGCGTTGTAAGATTTCTTACATGATTTCTTCTATGGTTTCTACAAGGATTCTTTACTAGATATTAGAGATTAGATAATAGATATTAGAGACAGAATAATATATGCTCATTTGCGTACTCTCAAAAGCGTATTTTATCCACAAATGCGTGTGGATAATGTGGATAATTACACCTCTGAAAACATATAGAACTATGACTTCGTACACGGTTCAATACTGGCTTTTAGTCTTTAGGCATAGGATAGGTACTAAAATCGCCTATCGTGTCTCGGGAACTTTTCGTCAAAATACCCGGTCTTATTTTGGTTATTTTGTATATTGATTTTACCTGCTGTCTTGTTCCGCTTTTCTGCAATAAAAAAAAGAGCCTACAACCCCTGCGGATCATAGGCTCTCTTACTTACTCTGCTGAGTTGATGAAATTCTGGCAGTCCAGTTCCGGTATGCCTTTTCAAGGTTTCCTTCGGACTCCATGATACATAACCATCCGGATATTTCACGGCGTACCCAGTACTCCGTTCTTCTCCTTCGCTCAGCTTTTACAATTTTCACGCCGATATAGTTTTTCATAATGCCACCGTTTCCTCCTGTTATTTTACTCTGATGGTGTCTCCTGCGATAATAAGGTTCGGATTCTCAATGCCATTGAGTTGAGCAATCGCATTGACCGTAGTTTCATACTTCGCCGCAATACCGGAAAGCGTATCTCCACTCTTAATGGTGTAATACTTTTTGTTTCCGGCGTTGATTACGTCCTGGACCTCCTGCCATCTACTGCCAAGAACAGTCCTTCTCACTTCATCGTCACCATACTTACCGGCCCACACCTCATCTACAAGTTCCTGCACGGATGCTTTGTCGATGTGATTGATTACATCCTGCACTTCATTGTATCTGCTACCGAGAGCTGCCTTTCTTGCGTCGCCCCCACCGAACTCGTCCTTCATCGTTCTGTAAAGTAGGTCGAGTGTGCTGCCTTCCGGCTCTGAAATCTCCGGCTCCTTAGCTTCATCTCCTGTGCTGGCAGAGAATCCATTGAGACCTGCCTTCTTGATTTCTGTCTCAAAATCACGATAGCAAAAATCTTGATCCACAGTTCTTCCGCAGATCGTCTTATCGGCAATGTAGTTATACTCTCCTCCGTACTGCCAAATATCATGACCTGTTACTGGCTCATTTGAAGAATATCTCGCCACCCAATGAGTGAACCTCTGCAGGCGATCATCGTCTACGTGCGCCTGGTAATGTGAATCAGATGTATATACTCCGACAAAATATCCAGCCTTCTCGCATCTGTCACAGAACGCAATCACAATATTCGTAAGGACATCTCTGCTGTTGTTCAGCATCTTACCTTCTACGTCGTAGTAGATAGGATATTCAAACTGCTTCCCTGCAATAACTGACAGGAAATGGTCTGCCTCCTGCTCTGCCTCCGCAACAGACTTTGCATTGCCGTAATAGTATGCACCTACCGGAAGTCCGATAGCCTTACACTGTGCATAGTAATTTTCAAACTTGCTATCCTTATACTTGCCATCATCTGCACCTGCAGCTTTAATGATAGCAAATCTCACTCCTCTTTCGTTCCTGGCCTGCTCAATGCTCATATCTCCCTGCCAGTGTGAAATATCAATACCAAATAGTTTTTCCATAGAAAAACTCCTCCTTAAATCAAAATAAGGGGCAGCTTTTCAGCCACCCCGATGTGATACCTTTTCAGAGCTTACGCTTTGATTAACTTTCCTTTTTTGAGAAGATTAACCATCTTGGTGTTCTGCTCTGCGGTATATGCGTAGTTTGTAATGCCATTTGCGGCTGCAATCTTGGCCCGGTGCGCCTTCGATGTGTCTTTTTCGCCCACTGCAGCAAGCGCCGTAATAATAGACCCCGATGTTCCTTCATACTTAGGATAATAAGTATTCCCGTGTCTCGGTTTCCGGAAACAACAACTACCGTATGTCCTTTGGTCTTTGTGACGAGTACATCACCGTTGAACAATTCCGTCTTGGAAGTTACCGCAATCGCTTTCATAAACTGTCCGGTTGCCTTCAATGCCGATACCTCAGATGCCGTATTGAAATTTCCTGGATCAAAGCCAGCCTGGATGCAGCACGCTCTCACAAGTGAACTGCAGTCTGCCTCTGTCTTTACAGAAATTTTAGAGAGCTTTCCGACTCTTCTCAGCTGTTCGATCACATTGCTTCTATGCCCCTGGCAATATCCGATATTGTTGTTTCTGCATCCCTGCAGCATAGCTTCTGCGATGGCGTTTGCTACCGTGATGCTCTTCGGTCTCAGGCAGTACCAGCCTTTTGAATGGACGTAATACGCCTGTTGATACCTCGTTTCCAGTCTGATCTCCCGGTTTTCCTCCGGAAATGTGACCGTTCTCGTCAATTCTTGCGCTTCCAACTACTAAACTCATGGTTCTTCCTCCTAACAAAAATAGGGCAGTCTTTCGACCGCCCTGTGCTTACGATATGTTCTCGGATTACTCCTCATCCTCACTGTTGGAGCCGATGTTGGCTGAGTCAGTCAAGCCTTCACCGATGATGTACGCCACTACTGACGCTCCCGCCATAATGAGTGCTGTAACCTGTGTTGCCGTGTTGTCTGTGCCGCCAGTAGCCAGGATCATCATAGATACGAATGACGCTACCGCAGTCCACAACTTCTGCTTGTGAGTTTTCTAACCCAATCAATTTTCTTCATGTTCCTTTACCTCCTGTTATAAAAATGAATTTTTTTCCATGCACTTCTGATAAACTTTGTCTATCTCGGCAATGGCATTTACTGCTTTGCTGTTCTTGTATTCCGGATGCTCTGTGCAATAACGCTCATAGTCCGAAATATCATCTAAAATCTGATTGAAAAACTCTTCGGAATGTTTGACATCCCTTCTCAACTCGTCGGCAAATCGCAGGATTCTTGTACGGCATCCGTCCGCATCATCTTTATCCATGCGCCTTTCGAGCTTGTTGTGCTTTTCTCCCAGTTCTTTTAACTCTTTCTGCACTGATTCCAGCTTATCCATAACATCCTTGTTCATCGACTTTCCGATGGCTCTCATGCCGTTTCCGATAATCTTTCCAACTGCAGACCACGGATTTACCTTGATGGGTGTGATCTGCACCAGCGTCAAGAACAGCAGTAGGGCTCCACCACTTGCAAGAATTTCATTCAAAGACATTGGCTCTTTTACCTCCTTCCCAAACGCACCGTAGTTCCCACGGTACGTCCGTAATATCTGCCGCCTTTTCACCCAAAATGGCCTCTATTACTGCATAAAGAATGGCATCCGCACGTGGGTCCTTATCGAACCGGTACAGATGCCACACCAACTGATTATGCAGGTTCAGCAGACTTTCTTCGTCTGCCTCGGTATTGAGCAAGCCTAACTCTACAGCCGCACTTTCTAGGCGGCCATAGTTGTAAAATTCTGCGTAGGGTATCATGCCTTATACTTACGACCTGTGATTTCCTCGTATTCTTCCTCAGTAATCTTATCCTTTTTGACAGCGTTCTTCACCATAGCCAGGTTCCAACGCTTCGTGTCGTAGTAATCTTTGATTCTGTCGAACCAATCGCTGTGCTGCACTTCTTCCTGGATCGTCTCCTCTGCAGATGTGTCTACTGCCCCTGTTACTTCTTTAGCCTTTGCCATATTACTCTTCCTCACTTTCTTCGGTGCTGGTTGCCGAGTCTCCTGCTTCCGGAAACTCAATGTCTGCCATCATTGCCAGGTAATCAATCTTGGCATTCTGATCGGCCAGCTCTGCCTTCATGTTCTCGTCAGCTCTCATTTTGCGACATCGCCGCCATTCTTTTTTACTTCCATTTGGCTACCTCCATAATGATTTATAATATTTATCCATGCGCTGCAGGAGCTTAAAACTGTTGCCCTTGCTGGCGTGGTTTCTCCAAGCGTAATAACACTCGTCTACCTTAGCCTTCGTGAGTTCGCCTTGTTTGGCTTTTCTCACCAGCCTTCGTAATATCCGACGTCTTTCTTTGACATTCTTCGGATCGATTATCATAATAACCTTCCCGGTATCTGTTAGTCGGTACTTGAAACCTAAAAATGTGAAACCGTCTGCAATGCTAAATACCTTTGTTTTCTTTGGATTGAACTCTAACCCCTTCTCGGTCAGTATCTCGCCGATTACTTTTCTGCAGTATTCCAGGTATTCCCTGGAAGGATGAAACGCAAGTGAGTCGTCCATATATCTTCCGAACTCGTCCACATCTAAATCTTCCTTGATTTTGTGGTCGTGGTCGTCCAATGCCGATATGCCGACAATCTGAACCATCTGACTTCCTGGGTTGTAACCCACATCCCCGGCGTACTGTCCGTCGAGTACATCAATGGCTCGCCTTGCTATTTCCGGTTCCAGCTTTCTCTTCAACATTGCGTTGGTTAAGTCGTGCCGCATATTCGGATAATACCCATGCACATCTATCTGCAGACCATAAAATTCTGTACCATATTTCCGGTACATTCTCTGCAGAAATAGTTTCATCCTATCTCTCGCATCATCGGTACCCTTGCCTCGCTGGCAGGCCCAATTATCACGAATGAACGAATTTGTCATTATTGGGTACAGTGCGTTGTCGTTCAAACTTCTCTGATAAACACGGTCTCTGAAACATACACTGATGATTTCTCTTTTCTTCGGCCTGGTTATCGTGAATTTCGCTATCTGCCTTGCCTTGTAGGTTTCATTTTCCAACTGCTCGTTGAGCTTGTATGTTTCCTCCAGGCTGTTCAATACATAATGTGCAACAGACTCTTTCCAAATAACTCCTTTCTTGCACTTGTGCATCGAATCATATAAGCTTCAAAGCCGATTACTTCTTCCATATCCATAAAACTTATAGATAGGTCCATAGCGTTGACAGCGAGTAACAGTCGTTCTCCGGCTGACCGCATCGCTACAGTGTTGTTCGCCTTACGGCGGATGCAGGCTCCTTGTGTTTGATTGGTTGGAGCGCCATTCTTACGGAATAGCCTTTATGTCCTTAATACCACACAATCCGGGGCGCAGCGATTGGCGTTGATGGCGTTGTTGTTGTTGACGTTGCCGCTAGAGTTCACGTACCACGTATTGTACGAATTGCCACGATTAGCCGAGCGCAAGCGGACGTTCTGCGTTTAGCCTACATCCGTATAATAAAAACTACTCCGCAATTTGGGAGTAGCGTTTACTATCACTTTCATTCCAACTACGGATCATACCTCGGACCTTCAAAACCTTACCGGTCCAAAATTTGATTCGCTTATTTTTGAGATGAAACGAGGATTTCGCAATTCCGATCAGAGCCAGGAGCCTGTTGCATTCCCTGGCCGCACGAAGTTGTAGCTCCCTGCGGACTCTCCAATCATCTTTAGTCGTTACCCTTACATTGTTGGCATCCCAAGCATCGATGTAGATACTCTTTGCAGTCTCGATAATGTCGTCTGTAACTTGTCTTTGGTACTCCGGAAGAAAATTTTCTCGTTCTTCGTGATTCTGAGAGTGTAAGTTACTAAGTCCAACGCCTGCACGAATACTTCCAGTCTGCTTTCTCTTCTTTCTCCAACTGGTACTGACACGCTATGTTCCTCCTTTCTCTGAAATTATACCGGCATCCGTGGGTGCCGGGATTTATTGATTGCTGATTAGCAGAAATCACAAGCCGGGGCGCCAGCGATAGGCGCCGATGGCGTAGCCGTAGTTGACGTAGCCGCTAGAGTGCACGTACCACGTACCGCACGAAATGCCACGACTAGCCGAGCGCAAGCGGACGTACTGCGGTGAAGTGTGATTCTCAATCGCAAATGTACGAATCTGAGGGTATGTCTGCCATTTTTCATCTTGGTTGTCATATTAGAAGCTCTCTTCCAATATTCCCAAGTAGAACCCTCTCCAGCAAGTTCCGGCTCAATAGACATCTGTTCCAACGCAGGCAGATAAATCTTGTCATACGTTGTTTCGAGCGGTTCAACTGAGTTGCTGCTTGTGGAATCCGTAACGGTATTGAGCGCTGTTACAACCTTTGTCGGTCTGAGGATTTCCAGGAAATCTGCGTCAAAACCTGTTAAGAAGCCGGCCTTTGTTGCAAGCTGATCCGGGCATCTGTCGTAATCATTCTGTGGAGTCCACCACTCGCCTACTCCCTTATCAGAGTTAAGCCACTGCCTCATTGCTGACTGGACCATCTGTTGTAGCCGTATGCTGTTCTCTGCAAGCAGTTGAGTTTTCCATCTCCTCCGAACTTTAAGACTCCGAGGCTTGTTCCGGAACTTCCTTCTGTTACCGGAACCGTCTCAATAGCGTCCACCGCCGTCTTACTGTTGTATGAATATACTTTCCAAGTAGAAGGTGCCTGATCCGGTGCGCCTCTGAATCCGGCAAGCTGTCCGCCTGCTGGCACAGGCTTTGTGAGCGTAAACTGGTATTTTTTTCCGGCTACGCAATATCCTTTGTCACCCCATGTAGTGCCAATCTCAATATAGTACGTTCCTACAGCAAGTCCTTCTGTCGCATAGAAAAACGCCTGGTACTGATTGAACTGCACTCCAAACGGTGTGGCATAGTGCCACTGTACGGTCATGCTCGGAAGTTCCTCGCCGTCCTGCAGCGTAGAAGTGCCAAATGATGTAATATCGAGCGGTACCTCATACTTCTGTCCGTTTGTAATATCCGTCCAAGGACGATGATCTGATCGCCCACCTGGAACACTTTACTTGCCTGGCCTGCGCGTACAACATTAAGTACGTCTTTGATGGATGTCGGCTTATAGTTAATGCCGCTGGCAAGTGATGTCAAAATCTCATTCTGTAACTGAATCTGAGCTACGACCTGCTTTGCTGTTTCGTCCAGCACTACCGGTTTTGTTACTTTACTCATTCTTGTATGCCTCCTTATTCTTCAAATGTCTGACACAGAACGCCATCCACGAGAGAAAAACCTTCATCGTCCATTCTGTCTTTCAGATAATTGTCATTCTCAATCAGCTGCTTAGATGCTGCGTTGATGTTGTCTGCATGGTTTGTATCCGTAACCTCAACATTCGGCACGGACTGAGAAAAATTTCTCGTTTTCGGTGTGTAATTCTTCACGTTTTGCCTCCTTTCCGGCTTAGAAGATGTCGTCAAGCACGTATGTCTGCTCTACATCATCGTCCTTGCCCTTCCTGGTAAAGGTCTTGATGCACACAATGTCGCCATTGGCATCGTACAGTCCGATCTCGCTGATTTCTTTTCCAGCAAGTTCACTCTCTGCAAGGGTACATTCGTATCTGCAGGTCGTGTCGTTCGGGAAGCTGTAACCGTCAATGGCTTTGCGGAACAATTCCTTGTTGAGCTTAGACTGGGATTCCGACGGTGCAATGACCGTACCGGAGCTGTTCACTCCACCTTCTCCAAACGCCATACCGATAATCTTCGGAAGTGTGACCGCACCGGCTCTCGCCTTAACCAGGTTCTCCCTGGCCTTCTTTGTGATTACCACATTTTTGCTCTTTTCTGTACTCATTGGATATACTCCTTTCTATAGATTGAATTAAGGTTCTTCTTGCCGTTCAGCGTATTGCAGCCGTCAAGAAACCAGTAATTCCTTGTCTTGGTAACGACCTGGACCTCTGCATCTTCATCTTCTCTTTCGATACCGAATCTGTGCGTAACTGATGATTCCAGTCTCTTGTTACCGGTTTTATACCCCAACGTCGTATTGCCGTCGAGCAGTAACTTTCCATCCAAATAGACGGTGTTCCAAAAATCAAGCTCAAACCTGGAACGCATTACTGAACCAATGTCTGAGCCTGTCAATGTTTCATATCTACTTCTTAGTTTTAATACCTCTGTAACCTCGTTATAGGCGCAGGCAACCATTGCAACGATTGCGACACCCAATTCATAGCCTCTCAAAACATCAAGCCTATGTGAGCCGTCCAAATCCCACGAACCATCCAATAGGTGCGTATTCCAAAAAATGATGTCCGAGGCGATCCGGATTGCTCCTGCCTTGACATCATTTTCTGTTTCCTGTTCTGCTCTGAATTTTACCTTCTGCAGGTCTGCGTCTGTCGGTGTTGTAAATCCACCGAGCATATACTTAAACCCAAGCATCAGATTGTATCTCATATACGGATAAAGAAGGCTGGAACCGTCCAGCAGTTTTCTTCCATCCAGCAGATCGCTATACCAAAATGACTCTGCGATATGGAAGATTATCTTTTTCAGATTCATCTCCTCTAAGTTCCGATTGTCTGATACAATCTCGGTTCGGTCATTCATCGTAAACATCGTGTGTGACTGTTTCAGCTCATTCAGCATAGTTCTCGCTCGCTTTGATGCAAGTGTCCCTTCGCCCATGAAATATGCTTTGAACACATTCGGGTGTGGTGCCACGAAACCATAATCTCCCGGATCATTTATGTCTGCAATTCGTACATCAAATCCGGTGGCGGTTTTTAAGTACCCTTCCATCCGATAAGGTGTCATTGGCGCCCTGTAGTCTCTCTTCCGGTAAATTAACTGCCGTCTCTCCTCGTATGGAAGGTTTTCTCGCACCGGCAGTCCCCATTTAATCTCGTGGTACATCAGTCCCCAGGTGGCAGTTTCCGGAAACAGCTGGTTCAGAATATCCTCAGCTATTTCTCTTGCTGCGTCGTACTCCTGACCCATGACCTCGAACAGCCACTTTCCAACATAGGAATTGTCGTAAAAGCCGTCTGACACTGAGGCAATCATGTTCTTCGCACTCTCACTGACCGGGAAATTCTCTAAATCAAACTTTTCCACATTCACACCCCCTAACTAAAATTAAGTACCGGTGTCCGGGTACTCCTCGCTTTTCAGAGTGATGTTCTGCATTTTCCCATTCATCGTGAATGTTTCAAAGTCCTCGACTCCTGCGATTGCAGAAATCAACGGTCTTACATCGTTGTACCTTAGAACTCCTTCGGTTTTCGCCTGTGCATAGACCGCTCTCACGCTTCCGTAAAGTCTGCCTTAATTTGCTCGATGCCGGTTGTTTCATCGTAGCTGAGTCCTGCAATAACATAATTTACGGCAACCGTTGTGGCTGCCGTACAAGTCAGTTCTGCTGTTCCAGTAGGAAGCAATCTTGCTGACCTATCACTCGGAGAAACGATGTAGTTATACACATCCTGCACTAGCTTCGCATTGGCCGGTTTTCCGTTTCCGTCTACCAGCACCAGTTTCACTGTACCGGGACCGTTCCACGTAGAAATAACTATTGCATCTCCTGCTCCCGCCTGTTTCGCCCATCTCTTATAGTCCGTATCGTTCCCCAGGTATGTCATGCTGTTGTCGTACTCTGCAGCGATCCTGTCGTAAAAATCATCGTCTGTCTCTCTTTCAGTACCGCCACGAATAGGCTCCGGATTGTTAATCTCGGTCACATTCTTATCGGGTACCATCATCAGCACGACCGTATTCGCCGCTACATTTGAACCTGTGCCTGCTTCAACCGCTGATACCGGTATAAGCACTGATCCTTCGCCTCCAACAACCGCATTCTCTGTGGTGGCATACTCAATCGACGGGCCGGTTTCGGTTGCCGCCGTACAGAATACCGTTCCGGATAAAATCTCGGTTCCTTCTGCAGCTGTGATTTTCACATAGCCAAAAGCTGGTTCCGCTTCGTGTCTTGTGAGATGTACCTGGCGACCGTGAAGGTCTAACCATTCATCCCAGGCGTATTCCGGGAACGCAATCATCAATGCCCTTACGATATGGAAATTGATAATTTCGTCTTTTTCCAATGCTGCAGGCATCGTCATATCATACGGAAACCCACCCGGCATATCGTCGATGTCGTCCGGCAGGTTATTCATCATTCGCTCGTGAATTTCCTCTGCCGAGTTTCCTTCCAGGAACTCCGGTCTGTTAAATTCCGGCTGCATACTCTCCACCTCCTTTACAAGCTAATCTCTATTTCTTCATCCCAGTTGCTACCCTTTACCTTGAAGGTACGTGCATCTGATCGCCTTCCCAGGTAAATTGAAAATCCCGGACATTTTCTGCCCGGGGATTTACCATAATTGCATCTGTGATTGTTCTTTCCACCATGGACTCAACAGTTTTTTCATCGTCGTTATCCATGGCACGCTCCATTTCGGTACCGATTGAATCGGGGTACGCCAAACAGCGGTACCGCTCTGTCTGTGCAATCTTAAAACACCAAATGGCGAAGGCTTCTTTGCCGTCGCATTCCTTAATCCGGTGCGCCCCATCTCTCACGAAGTCTCCCAGTTCCGGTCCCACTTCATACTCCTTTTGTACTGAGTGTCGTACTGGCTGTCCTCCGAGATAAAATCCGGTACCTCAACAACCGGAAATAGTGGCTGTGACATTTGCCTCGCCTCCTTATGATTTCTTTACAACATCGATCACTACTGCCTCGCTTTGAATCCATGCAACAAGAACTCTGTCTCCGGCTTTGATTTGCGGAGGTTCAGCGGTGTGCGTATGTGCGCCTGTGTTTACCTTTGGGGTTTGGTTTTCGTGACCGAAATGCCCGCCTCCCGTTATGGTGTAGCTGAGTCCTCCTACCAGTCGGCAAACCGAGTAATCTCCTTTTGGTATTTCCACCGGAAATGAATTTGTTTTCAGGCTCAAATTTGGCTGAATTTCTCCAAAGTCCAATGTAAGCGGCGACTCATTTTCTCTCTTCATTCTGTCGCTCAGCACTCCGGCCAGCTTTGCTGTTCCCGGATGTCCGTCAAATTCATTCATCTGTCTCACCTGCCTTTAATCAAAGGTCCCGTCGTCAACCCACCCATATACATTGCTTCCGCTATCCGTATGAATCAGATGCCAAGGGTGTGCTTTTCCGGAGCCGTTCTTAATCGTGATCTTTGCTTTTCCTGCCCTGGCGTTGTAGCTTTTGAGCTGGGTAACTGCTCACATAATGGTTCCACCATGGAAGTTCACGATGTCGCCCACGTTGTAATCTTTCTTTTTTTCGGATTTTGCCTTTTCCTTTTTCGGTTCGGCAAGTTCCAGGTCCATTGCCATGCTGTAGGTATCTGCCGTATGTTGGACTCCCTTCACGTAGTAGTACGACCGAGCCAGCTCGCTAATGACATATACCAGGTCGCCCTTTCGGACAAATGGAACATCCGGAGACTGTACCTTAATCTCCTTCTTAATCTTTCCGTCCTCGTCCAAGATCTCTTGCGCTGCAGACTTTGCATCTGCCAGGCTCTCGTCTTTTCCTCTCGTGTAGATTCTCTGACGTATGCCGTACTTTGTCTCGCCGTTCACCGTAGCCTCTACGCTGGTTCTTCCATCGTCGTCTGCCTGGCCTACAACCTTTACTCTCGTAATCATGTCTGCCGTGCTGATACTCTGACTAAACATCTGCGTATTGTCTGTTCGGAAAACGTAAACCGTCTTATTGGTACCTCTCGGTATTACAGAAGTAAGACCTTTTCTCGCCTGCACAAAGCATTGCCCCTCGCCTTTCTTCGCTGCATCATCCAGCAAGTCAATGATGATGTCTGACAGATACTTATTATTCGCCTTTGTCTTTCCGTGTGAGGCGTTCGGACCTTGATACGTCCCCTGTGGTATCTCCCAATCATCAAGAATCCCTTCTATCGCCGACTTTGTGCCGGTTCCGGAAGGGAAATATCTGTTATCCTGGCTTTTCTGCAGTTTATACAGCTCGTCGTAGCATACGCATTTCAAGGTGTGTCCTCCGTTTTTCTCAACCGGATTCCACGTTTCCACATATCCACGTGCCACTTCCTCACCCTTGGAGGCTCCGTCATTCGCAAATATCCCGACCAGGCATCCAGGCTTGATGATCTTTGACAGATACCCTTTTGATGTCTTATCATTTTTTGCCACAAACGAAAGTCTGACGGCTAACTCGCCATCGTTTTCCTCCCATCCGAGGTTTTCCACGTACTCCTTGATGTTGTACTGGTTCTTGTTTTCATCCATCACAACCAGCCGGTACTTGATTTTCGCTAAATCAATCATAGCAAGCCTCCTATCCCGGTATTGTCAGCACTTCTCCCGGCCATATCCAGTGACCGTGATCCGAACTGCTCTTTCCGTGTTTCTTGGCTGTGGATTCTATCGTGTCCTTATTCGCATCGTAAATCTTCGTCCATTTTGTCCCACTTCCCAGCTTCTTTGAGGCAATGCCCCATAGGGTATCTCCGGAAACGACGGTATAACTGCCGCCGCTTGATGAAGATGTCTCCCTCGGCTTGGTTTTCTTTACAAAAGCTGTGATTTTCAGCTCATTTGTGCTGTAGATTTTCAACGGCTTTTTCTGAACGAATGTAATTGAATACTCGACATTCCCGTAAGCTCCAACCGGCTTCGGCTGAAATGAAGAAATCGTAACATCCACGTTTATCCACGTTTCCGTTACGATCAATGTAAGTACCGTCTCATTCATCATAAAATCATTAAGAATCTTTACGCACTCATTCGGACTTTGCCAGGCGTTCTTCTTTACGATTGCTTCATTCTTCTTTGATGGTCCGAAAAATACTCCGTCCCACGAAAACTCTGAGACATCTGTCCCCTTAGGTACCTTTACGGTACCCAGGGAAATGATGTCAAAACTTTGGTACTTGGCTGCATATTTGCCTTGCACCTTCTCCGGCAACGCAGGGAACGTAAACTTTGAACCCTTTCCTACCGGAATCAGCTTAATATTCATAGCCTACGCTCCTTTCGTGCTTGATACTGGCATATTGGCAAATACTTCACTCAGCTTGTCGGCGATGTTTCCGCCGAGTTCATCTGCGATCTCGCCTAAATGCCTTCTGATTACAGCAACAATATCCTCTTCACTCTGACCTTCCTTTGCCTCAATTTGGAAATTCGGACTAACAGCAACATTCACACTGATCGGACCGGTCTGCGGTGTAGAGGTTGGAACCTCTGAGCTTACCGGAGCGTATGTTTCTGCTGAGTTGTCTCGTAATTACCTTCTGTGGTTTCGTTATAGCCATAGGATGCGTTTCTTGTCGCCTCAGTGAATAAATTATGGTCTGATACCATATCACTTAAATTTGAGCCTTCTATGTGACCGCCCTCTGCGTGTTTTGAAACACCGAGAGCCTCGCCCGCCTGCTCGTATAATTCAAGTGCTCTTGTCCTTCGGCTTGGATTTGTTGGAATAACAAACTCGTCCCAACCCTCCTCTGCCAGCCATGACAGCTGTGGGCCGCCACCAACTCGACCACCTGCAGCGTGTTTCGCCGGTGTTGTTGTCGGAATCTGTGGCAATGTCAGCAGATTGTAATTTGGCTTTACGTTTACCGTCGGACTGATGTTGAACGGACTTGCCGTTGCTGTGTTCAATGATGTCTGCAAGCTGGTTCTCAGCTGTGCTGATCCTCCGGTCAGGCTTGTTGACGCTCCTGTGTTGAGTGACGTTCCAAGGTTTGTGCCGGCCGTCTGCCATTCGGACTGTAGCGTAGCGAAATACTCATTCGATATAGGACCGTAATTCTCCATTACTGTTGAAAAATCAAAATCCTGCATCTGATTCTGCATATACTCCTGCATGAACGAACTGAGCGTTTCTTCGCTGTTGCTGTTCTCCAACGCATTGTGAAGAGCCTCCGAATATGAGGTCTTTACCTGCTCGAAACAGTCTGCGTAATAATCAGACATTTTCTGTTTCAATGCGTCTGAGGTCAAACCGATTGACTCGCCCTCTGTCGGGCCCGTGATAGACTCCATGAGGTCTTGCCAGTCCTGGTTTGTCATTGAATCCCAGTCGATTGCCTCCTTTATTTCCTCTGCTGTCGGTACAGAATCTTTGAAATCCTGCATAATTTTCTCTTTGGTGCCTTCCGGTACCGCAAGTGCTGTCTGTAAAATCTGTGTCGCAATGTCTGTCTGAACCGCTGTATCGAGATTGAGCTTATCCAATCCCATCCAGCTTGCCACATCTGCCGCAGTCCAGGTTTTTACATCCGGATGTGCCAACAAAGCATTGTTCAAAGCTGTTTCCAGTTTCTCCTTCGTGGTACCTTCAATCTCCGGCATATAGCCTTGCAATGATGAATCCCACGCCTCCGCTATTGTTTCCAGGTTGAAAGATGATACCCTTGCGTTTATATCTCCAATCTGTGCATAATATCCGTCTGTTGCTTCCTTTACCGCCGCATCGTACTCGTCCTGTGTGATTGCTCCGTCTGCCAGCTGCAGTTTAAGATTCGTGAGTGTCAGCGTAAGTGCCTGCTCGTACTGATCCGAAGCAGATGTAACTTCCGCCTGCAGCTCTTCCTGCAAAGCATTGAAACTATCCATATCCAGCTCTGCGCCGGAATACTTAATCTTCAACGTGTCAAATTCCGCATCCGTCCTGGCCTGCGAAATCTTTCCTGTGATAGCCGAAATCTGATCCTGCAAGCTCTGAATCTCCGCCGCTTCATCAAGTGTAATAACGCTATCTTCCATGGCAATATCTACTTTTCCATTAAGCTGTGAACCCAAATCTTCTAACTGACTCTTCAAGCTACCGTAGTAGCTGTCGAGACCGCTGGTGTCTGCGTCGGTTCCGGTAAGCAATTTCAAAGCGACCGTTGCCTCGTAGTGGTTGTTGTCGATGTAGGACTGGCTATCACTGATAAAATTCTCGATTGCAGTTTTGTAATCGTCCTTCTGCAGTTCGTCCAGTTTCATTCCTAAGCTGACTTTCCAGTTTTCCTTTTTCAAGGTTGCTACTGATGATTGCAGGCTGCTTAACGCCTGCTGTGTGTCATTGGTTGCTGTCGTAAAGTTGTTCAAACTGTCTGCCATATCCCCAAATGTGATGTCACTGGCAATCTCCTTAACTTCCTGCAAGGATAATTTCACCTTTCCGAAAGCATTCTTTGCCACGTTCTCGCATTCTTCCTGGAACATCTGTGCAAATTGCTCTGCAGAAACCTCGCTATCGTTCATAGCGTCCTGCAGAGCCTTATTCTGAAACTTCACATCTTCGATTGATAATCCGGTTGCCTGGAAGATTTTCTGTGCCTTCTCAGCTTCCTTCTGCATCTCTTCGACGTTCTCTTGGTACTCCTCTTTGACCTTGTTGCCTTTTACCCAGCCTGCAATACCGCCAACACCGGCACCGATTAAAGCACCGACAGCTGTACCAAGACCTGGGATAACAGAACCAAGTGCTGCACCAGCGGCAGCTCCGGCAGCAACACCGCCTGCTTTCCAAGCAGCTGAACCACCGTAAGCGGCTTTCTCGTCCTTATTATCGGACTTGATAGATTTATACAAATCCATTGCACTACTTACGAGTGTTGCACCACCGGCAATCGCTCCTGCTCCTGCACCCATTCCGACTGCAGATAAAGCTCCTGCGCTTAGTGATGCTCCCCCGGCCAGGTTTCCTGCTCCGAGGTTGATTGCCAGCATTGCTGACTTTCCAAGAAGTCCGGTACCATTGCGGACGAGCCAAGCATCGCTGTCCCAAGTCCCATCTCTCCGGTTCCCGAACCTAATACCGTCTTTCCTGCTTTCCCCAGGCTGATTGCCCCCTTGCCAAGACTGATAAACGGACTGGCAATCTTACCGAGCAATACCGCCGAGAATACAGACGACAAATCTGCAGACTTACCGCCCGGAAGCAGTTTGCCCGCATTTGATACTAAATTACCGAGTCCATCCATCAACTTCGCAGACACGGCATCGAAATCAAATCCCTCTGAGAATCCTTTAGCGAACGACGCTCCGATGCTGGTTCCCTCGTCGAATGTTTCCGAGATGTCAATACCGAGCATTGTCATGACGCCGATCTTAATTCCGCTACCGATGCCTTTTCCGATGTCTCCGGCGAAATCAGCAAATTTTGCCTTTCCTTTGGTGTCCCACCACTCCTTGAACGGATCAGCAATAAATTCATCCCAGCTCAGTTTCACCTTGCCGAGGAAATCTGCGTTTTTCCATTCTTCTGACTCTGTTAAGTCATGGAATTTCTTCTTCATGCGGTCCACTTTTGTATCTACCCAGTCCATCATTTCATCAAGACCGGATTCAACCGCTGGCATCTGATCGGTAAGCCAATCTGCCAGGCTTCTCACGTATGGAGATAACCTCTCACCAAATGAGATTTTCACTCCGTCTACTGCACTCTGCAGCAATGTGATAGAACCCTGCAGGTTATCCATCATCGTTTCAGACATATTCGCTGCTGCTCCGTCTGCATTGTTGATGGCATCTGCCAACTTATTGTAGTCCTCTTCCGAGGCGTTCAAGATAGCAAGCAAACCTTTCTGTGCCTGTGTTCCTGCGATTGTATTTGCCAGGTTTGACTTCTGCTCAGCCGTCATACCTGCCGTAGCCGTCCTTAACTCACCCATCACATCAGATAAATCCCTGGCCTGTCCGTTGGAATCAAAAAAGCTGATGCCTAAGTCTTTCATAGCATCAGCCGCTCCATTGGTGTTCGTCGATAATCTCGTGAATATTGAGTTGAGTGCCGTACCGGCCATTGTCCCCTTAATTCCAGTATTCGCCATTAAGCCTGTCATAAGGGCAACATCTTCTATGGAGTAACTGAGCGATCCTGCCATAGAGCCTGCATATTTGAAAGTCTCGCCCATTCCGGAGACTGTCGTGTTCGCATTTGATGCAGCCGCCGCCAAAACATCTGAGAAATGTCCGGCATCACCGGCTTTCATGTTGAACGCCGTAAGTGCATCCGTAACAATATCGGATGTCGTTGCCAAATCTTCTCCGGAAGCTGCCGCCAAGCTGAGAATGCCTTCGATACCGTTCAGCATATCGTCGGTTTTCCATCCAGCCATTGCCATGTAGTTAAACGCCTGCGCTGACTCTTCGGCTGTGAATTTCGTGGTTGCACCCATTTCCTTTGCCTTATTCGTCAGTTTGACAAGCTCTGTGCTGGTGGCTCCGCTTATAGCCTGGACCTGTGACATTGCGGCCTCGAAGTCCTTGTATGTCTCTATCGTGTCTTTCAGACCGATACTGACTCCAAGGACCGCTCCGACTTGGAAGATCGGATTCTTCAACAGGTTTATGATCCCTCGAACCGGAGAGGTTATGAGGTCAATCGCTCGCATTGTAACGCTCCACGTTTTCCCTGCAAAACTCCTTAGCCCATTACCCAGCGTAGAGAGTACCGGACTGATCCGTTCCTTTGCTTCAAGCAGGACTTCGTACTTTTCTTTCGCCCAGCTTGCTAGGCTCTTCTCGGTTTTCTGAGCTTGCTTGTCAAACTTGGAAACTGTGTCGCTCGCTTTCTTGGCTGAACTATTCGCACTATTGGCCGCTCGTTCCATCTTCTCGAATTTCTTCGCAGCATTGGAGACTCCCGGATCTGTATTATCAACCGTCTCAATAGGAATTTCGATTCTAAGTGTTTCCGCCACCGTCATTACCTCCTTTCTGTGATTCTAGGGTTGTCCGCATAGACGCAAGCATGAATGCCTGCACGCCTTTCGGTTTCTCGTAAAATTCATCGGGGGTTATTCCTGTCTTTTGGAATATGTGATGTAGCAAGCACATCTTGCCCCCGGCTTCAATTAGTTTTTTGCTACTTCCTCAATGTTGCTCTCGTAGCCGCTGAGGGTGTCGATCGCATCAATAATGCGGTCTTTCTCGCCAGCTTTAAGTGTGTACTCGATTACATCCAGCCGGACATAATCTGAAATCCTTTGCTTTCAAGCGCCTGCCATACCTTTTTGTTGTCCCATAACTTCTCTCTATCCTCTGCGATAGTCGCCTTATGGATGATTGCTGACTGGTACTTGATGCGTCTGTGTCCTCCGGCATCTTGATACCAAGCTGCTTATTACGAACATACTTTGTAAATTTCTTACGGCACTTGTCGTACTCCTCTGAGCCGAGAGGTCTGATAGAGAATGCAAAAGAGAGCTTGCCGTTTCTGACAATCTCAATTCTCTGTGTTTCCTCTTCATCGGAAGCGAAATCTGCAGCCGCAATCAGACCTGCGATGAAGTCCTCCTCATTCGCTCTGATTACCTGCTTTGTTTCCTCTTCGTTTGTCTCCACTGTGCTTACTGCAGGCTGAGTATTCTCCTCAGCTGTTGCCTCGCCTACTGTTACGCCTTTTACAAATTCTTTAGCCATTTGAATGTCCTCCAATTCTTTTTGATTAAATAAAGGGGAACCGCTCCGGCTCCCCTACTGGTTTCTTATGTGGTACCTCTTATCTGTCTACGCCGAGTAATGACTGTAACTTAGGCGGTCTGTTGACAAAGAAGTTCCAGTTTCTCTTGATAACATCGCCGACAGTGACATTCTGAATGTCGATCTGTCCGGAAGGGATACACTCCTTGTAAACCACACGCTCCTCAGAACCATTACGTCCGAGAAGTGAACCCTGGAAGTTCCAGTGCGGCGGGATTTGAGTCTCTAATGCCTCCATGACCTCTACAAAGAACTGGTCGTCCTCTACTACGATCTGAGACATCGTGAGGCTGACAGCAAATGTGTTGGCTGTCTCATGTTCCTGCGCATCTCCAAGCACACTGTACTTAGCATTGTTGTAGTTCACGTTGGAAGTGAACGTATCAACGGTCGCAAGTAAAACGCCGTCCTCGCTGTAGAACGCTCCGTCCTTACCGGTACGTGCGTGTCTTGAATCACCGGCGGCTCTCTCGTTTCTAATCATCGCTTTTTACCTCCTTCTACTCATTGGTGCTGAAACGGAAAATAAAGCTGAGGTAGATATGCTCCATAGAATCCTTATCGATAACATCGATGTCGAACCATGCGGAGTCTCCGTCTGCTGTGTAAGCAGAACTCTCGCTTACTGTGCAGGCTACCAGCTTTCCTTCCTCTCTCATTGCATCACCGACTGCCTGCAACTGAGAAATTACAGTTGCCCGACCGTTGGTGTCGTTGTCTACCTTGCCTACCAGGTTGTCAGAGGTGGTATTGATACGTCTGATAAGCTCGAAACGAGTCTTAACACGGCGAATCTTTTTCCAGCCGTCGTCCTGGTTGTCCTTCGGCGTAATGAGGGTATTGATTGCATTATCAATCCACACCTGCTTAGCTTGTTATAGCTGAGTACCAGGCAGCCTTTCTTCTCTGCAGCAATCATTTCAGTGTTTGTCAGCTTTTCCTTGATCTCGGAGAAGCCGCTGACTACTGTATGAGTGAGTGAAGAGTTTGCCGCTACTGCGCCGATCATACCGGCAATACGTGCTGCAGTCTGATAACCGTCGATCTCCGTACCCTGCTCATTCACATGGGCATTGAGAACGTAGTGCATCTTCTCGTCATTGAATGAAGCAGCGTGTGCTTCCCTTGTTTCCAGGTCTACCGTGTGCTTCTCAGCAACGACAGCTGTGTAAGGGATGCCGCATCAAAAATACGATTGATGAAGCTCTGCAGAAGCAGATGTACCGAAGTATCCTCGGTATCGACGCAGATCGTGTTAAACTCATACGCCTCTACCTGCTTAAACGCATTGGAGTAGTCCCCATTCGTTACCTGCGGATCAGTTCCCTTTGTAAACTGGGACTGAGACACGTTCTGTAATGTTACGGTGCCGGACTTGATAACCTCTGCCTTGAAATTCTTGGAAGACGCCAGCGCATCCACAAGGCATTAGCTTCGTCTGTTCCGGCGGCAAATTCCACCTTCTCAAACTCTGTTGTACCGGCATAAAAAATGCACTCTTTGAGAGTGCTGTCTGAGAGCTTTTCACGGACTGTTACTACAAAGTCCTTTGCTCCGGGATATTTTGCTGTGATGCTTACTGCATCTGTGCTTTCGCTGTCCTGCAACTTGATACTGCCCTGAGTGCCGCCGTTACCGACTCTGCAGGCGATGATCGTCTTTGCGCCACCGGCGATTGCCTCTTTCATTGCGTCCGTAGTAAGTGCGGTACCGAATGTTCTTCGTAGCCATCCTCTGCAGATAACTCGATTGCCTCGTTGAGAGGACCGAAATCTGCACGGAAGATTACTGCGGTAACACCATTCATAACGCCAGCAGCGGCATTTCCGCCTTTCTTCTGAATGTTGAAATAGGTACCAGGACGCACCTTAGTTTCGCCTAAAATGAATGTTCCTGCCATTTCTACTTAACCTCCTTCTGTAAGAACTTGCTTACAATTTCCTTTGCCTCTGATACTGTGTACTCGGCTTTGCCGTCAGTTTTCAGAGCGGCTACAACGCATTCCTGCATTGTGCCGAATACGCTTCTTGCGTTGCCTGCAAGCTCGCTTAACTGTGTAAACGGACTCTGCAGGGGCCTTTTTCTCCGGCTTCTTTTCTGCCTTTGTTTCAGCAGGTGCCGGAGTTGCTGTTTCCTTAGCCATGCTTTACCTCCTTAACTGTAATTTCCATGAGCTGCCATAAGCACGTGAGGCTTAGCCTTGTACCTAAGCAATCCATAGTGACCTGTGATGAATACCTGGCCTTCCTTCAAGTAGTCAGATTTGTAATTCACCTGCAGTCTCTTGATGAACATAGGCGAATGGTCCAGCATAATTACCTCTCCGTCGAGTGCAGGTGGTTGGCAATATCTGCGGCCATCTTCAATCTCACTGTGCTTTCCGGGCATAAAACATGGACGGCAATTCTACCGTCCATCCAGGCTACTGTATTCGTTTCTTCCTGCTTCTCAGATGAAATCAGTCTGCAGTAAACCACCGGCTGATCCGCTGAGGCTTCGGTTATCTCCTCCATCCGGTCATATCCCATAACCAGGCATTCCGGTACAACTCCTTGATATACTTATCAACCGCCATTACCGGGTCCGGATCGGACGTCTCCATAGACGGATATTCCAGGATGTCAAATCTGACTTCACAGCCGATTACAACACCGGCTTTTCCTGCATCCTCGCCCATAGTGAACGCATCCGTTCTCGCCCAGGTAAAGCAGTACGGCGTACCGCCTTCCGGAAGAAGGATCACATCACGCAGGCATTCCTTCACGATAGGCGCTATGTCCTCCGGGAATACATCTGTTGTGTTCTGACAGAATATCGATACCGAAAGACTACCGGCACTGTTTCGTTCTTCGTTTGCCTGCAGGTCGTAGTTGTAAGTTACCATAGGGTACTGCGTTTCACCGCCCCACCCATCCTGTTCGTCGCCCGGTGCTTCCGGACTAAAAACAGCAGGCACACCGTTGTAGGTTGTAAGCCTCTCTGCGAGTGCTGCCGTACTGACGAACCTTTTCTGAATCAGTTCTTCCAGCTTCACTCTGTCGCTCCTTCCTCAGTGTCCTGCTTTTCGATGCCGTAGGTCTTGACCTCCGACATATCGTGTGAATATCGGATTTCCCACTGAGCGTCTACCGCTTCATCAATGGGAATCCGAAAGTGATTAGTTACATTGCCGATACCCGGATGATACTGGACGATCAGCTCCTTCTCGGTGGCTGATGTTACAAATCCGGCTTTACCTTCCGGCCATGTGCGATGCTTGCCATAGACCAAATCGCCCCTGGCAATCTCGCTCAAATCGAAGGTTGCTATCGGCTGTTCTACTACCAGTGCCATATATCATGCCTCCTTAGCCATACGGCTCCTTGTAAATTTTCTCAATTTCCGGGGTTGCCTTCTCCTTGATCTTGTCTACGAATGGTCTTGCTGCCATTTTCTTCGTTCCGTTTTCAAGGTAGCCAGCATACTTCTCTTGGCTTTCCAGCTCTGCAATGATTTGGACTCCGCCACCAGCGGTACTGCCTTCACTCTTTACCTGGCCATTCCAGTGCATACGGAGATTTCCTGTACGTCTTGCCGGTGGTTCTCCTGGTGCCGAAGCTGTGTAGGTCGCTTTGCTGTGCGGTTTGCGATATGTTCGCCCGCTTCTCTGACCTTTTAGCACTTCCAGCTCTGCGTTCCTCATGGCATTCACTGCCCTAACGCCCCTGGCTACGACTTGTCGGTTGATTTTGGCTACCTGTCCTTTGACTGTTGCCTTATGGCACTTCCTGCACTCCCTGCTTTTCCATCGTTCCACAGCTTCACTTGACATCCTTCCTTTCCTCGGCGTAGTAGATTGTGGATATACCCAAGCTACCCACCTCGTCCAGGTCGATAATGTAAAACGTGCGATTTCCGAGTATGAGTTTATCGGACTTCTTTGCCTCCGGACTGCCTGCCTGCACAATCGTATGGGTGCAAACACGGTCTCTCGTTGAATGAGATTCCTTCTGTTCCTTCGTGGACTCAGCAAGACATCCTCTGATGATCTTTGAGCCGTCTCCCTTTGGTGCGTTTGCTACCCTTCCGCTCGCTGTTACAACCTGCGTATTTGACTCGACAACAAAATCCTTGAATAGGTTTCCCGGCCTTAAATACATAAATCTCGCATTTATCATCCGTTCCACACCCTCTCGTTTTCGTGCATTCCGGTATGGAAGTAAGGCGGACCATCTACCCATTTCCAAACCGTGGCACTGACACTGATTCTGCCTGGACCTCTTTTTTCAGCTTGTCGTAATCTTCTTTCCAAAGTTTCGCCCTGCCGTTCATATCCAAGCTGAGAGGACCGGTCTTTGTGTTGACCTCATACGCAAAGCGGCGGCACAGACTTTCAAGGAGCATCAGCTTTGCTCGCTTCCACTTTTTCGGGTATGCGTCGATTGCTGCTTGTATCTCCTCGTCGGTCAATGCCGTCGTATCTGCCAGGCCCTCTACCATCGTGTCTCCAAGCTCAAACCTCATACGATCTTTGCCAAATTCTGTGATGTTTCCCGGCTCATATGTGTATGCACCTTTTGACATTAGGTATCAGCTCCCTCCGTATTGCTGTCTGTGGTTGCGTTACCGCCTGCGGATTCGTTTGAATTGCCTTCGGCGGAGAATAAGGTGTCGTGCTGTTTCTGAGCCGCTTTTTTGACCGTAGCACGTGTGTCTAAGGCGTGAAGCAGAATCAGAACGCTATCGGACTTCACACTGGCTACTGCCTTTGCACCATCGTCCGCATTCATCTGCAGTACATCGACCACAGACTGAATATCCTCTGCACTGCAGGAAACCGCCGTCACATTGTCACCCTCGCCCTTGACTGTCACGGTAAAACCGGCATTGTCGGAGTCGAACGGTTTAAGCTCTGCGACTGCAGACTGGATCATCTCGTCCACCTGCTCCTGCGTAAATCCTTTGCTTGCATTGGCGACTGCATCGGCCATCATCTTGTCTACCTGCTCCTGCGAATAAAGGGCACCGGACTGTTCCGGTACCCCTGCTTCGTCATTTGCGATTGAGATTACGCCGAGCTTTTCTTCTCTCTCGATGTTTACCACGAGTTCTGCCGGGATTTCATCCCCGATGAAGAATTTTTTACCGCCATAACTGCAAGGCTTCTTTGCAATTAATCTCATGGCGAAACCTCCTTACACTGCGTCGTAACCGAAGAACGCAAGATCATCTGCAGTTTTCTTCATGTCGTAAGCCATAAGACCCTCGACAAACTCAGAATGTGTTCCGGCCTCACCCTGGTAGTTGAGTACCGGAAGTAAGATGCCGTTCTCTAACATGTCCCAAGTGAAGATGTAACCTGCAGAAGGTTCCTCGATGGAAGGTGTATCTGTTGCATACGCTAACAGGAATGAGTTAGGATCGCCAATGAACTGCATATTTGCAGCCTGGCCTAAACCGGCTTTGTTCTGCACGGTCTGATCGATAACGATTCTGTCAACTCCGAAGAGCTGTGCAAGCACGTTCTCGGTAACATTTGCAGGATTTGCAGTTGTACCGCCAAACTTCACTCTCTCGAGGATTGCAGGGTGTACCTTCAACGCATTAAATACGTTGATACCGAGTCCTAATCTGTTAGGAGTACGGCCGGTTGCCTGTCTCATGGCAGTTTTCTTTGCATCGAAGAATGCAATAGGATCGCTGTTGCCGTTGCTGAACTTAATGAACTCATTTCCGGAAACAGCTGTATCATCCTTGCCCTGTCCTTCATTCGCCCATACTCCCTGCTTCATAAAGGACTTGGAGAAATCCGAATCCTGGTGGATGTTTGCCTGTGCTGCCATAACCTTAGTTCTCTGCTGGCGAGGGTCCGCAGTACGAGGTCCCTGGCGGCGGTTAAGGTCAGTCTGACGAATGGAGTCGATACCCATAATCATCTGATCTACTGCGCAAGCATAGGTCTCTGTGTGTTCAGAGATTACCGCAGGGTCAACCTTGCCGTATGCAGCTTTCTCTGCCAGTTATCACGTAACAGATCCTCTTTGTCGAATACATAGTAGTTGTCAGAGGATAACCCTACCGGGCAAACCGGGAACATATTCTTTGCAAGGGTTGTTGAATCCTGCTGATAATAAGCCAGCGCCATAGTAGAAGCGCTGCGTGTGGTCTGAAAGCACCCTTGGCAATGTCTGCCTGGATGCTCTTTGCTGTTCTTTTCATTTACCATTTTCCTCCTTCTTTATTTTGCGGCGTTCTTCTGATACTTGGAATCTGAACTCTCACGTATCATTCTCAGCCGCATTGCTAAGTGCCACGCCGATCACATAATCTCCGTCAGCTGCCTTTGTTGCTTTTCCTGCGGTTGCAGTTACCTCTTCGCCCTTCTTGATGGCTCCGCCAGCAAGAATGTAGCCGATGTCCTTAATCTGAACATCTACCTGGTCGCCCTTTGCAACCTTTCCGGACTCTGCTCCGGAGATGTCGTTATAGCCTGCCTCAATAATTGCAATGCCTACGATAGGTGCTGTGCCGTCGGTTGCTACGACTACATCTCCATTCTCGTCATATTTGAGAATGAGGTTTCTCGCATCGTCGATAGCAGCACCGGCCTGCTCTGCGATTGTCACAGACTGGTTAATCTGTGAGCCGTTGAAGTTTCTCTTTGCCATGGTCTTTTCCTCCTTCCTTAAAATCCTTCCTCAGCGTCGTATGCGTCCATAAGGTCCGGGTTATCTTCCCAAGCCTTAGCCAGCGCATCCGTATAGCTCATGGAAGGTTCTTTCTGCATATAGCTCTTGGCGATACCTTCGATCTTGCCTCTGCATCACTTACGTGCACAGAGCCGTGGCCGGACTTGCCTACCTCAGAAAAAACGCCGGACTTGTTGACCGCTTCCACGGTGGCATCAAGAACGGCGATCATATCGTTGTATGCAGTTCCACCGGTAGCTCTGAGAGATTTGAGCATAGGTACAAGCTCCTCTTTCTTCTTGCCGATGATTTCATACTTGCCTGCTACGGCTTCAAGTTCTCTGTTCTCAGCATCCTCACGGAACTTTCTGAGTGCTTCGATTTCTGCCTTAACAGCAGGATTGAGTCCCTTGTAGATGTCCTCGCCATCTGCAGGTGCTTCCTGGTTCTGCTCAGCTTCTCAACAGACTTTGTTACCGCAGGTTTTCCCTCCGGAGTCTGCTCTGTCTGAGCCGGGTCGTCTGCCACGCCGTATCTCTTCTCAATATCTTCGAGAATGAGAAGCTCAGCCTGGGTCATTTTGCTCTTGTCGATCTTCATATCTTCGTTGTCTCCTTTCGACTGTTTCTTTTTGCCCTGGTCCTTTTTGTCCTCTGTGTCTACCTCCGGATCGTCTCCTTCTCCGGCAGGCTTTCCAGCGGCGGTCTGTGCCTTCTCGATGTTGTCATTCAGCCTTGCAGCCGCAGACTTCATCATTGCCAGGTCCACTCTCCGTCACCTCGTCACTCTTTACGATGTTGATTACCTTCCGCCGGACCAGTTGCTAATCGCTTCCTTCACTACTGCAGTGAACTCGTCAAGGCTCTCATTCATCGCTGTTGCTGCGCCGGTGCTATCCAGCTCCTCGTCATTCAGAATCGAACAGAGGCTTGCCTGCAGTGCGTAGCATATATCCCAAATTTCATCAGCAATCTTTCTGTTCTTGATTTCATTGAAACGCTTCGTTGAAACTAACAGAGTTGCCTTTCAGAACTTCCTCTACTCGCACTGTCGATCTCTTCCTGGTTCATGCCGGCCTTTTTGCCGATGAAACCGAACAATCGGCTGACAAAACCATTCTTATCGCCATTCTCTCCTGTGGACTGCCCTTTTTCGCCTTTGCTCTTTGTCAGCTTAATGTGAGCATCCGGATTTGCACCTTCATCTACAAAATCAACCTTGCTGATTCTGAGATTTTTTAACTTTGTTGCCACTTTGCTTCCTCCTTTCCGCAAGATTTGTATATTAAAAAAGACACCTTTACGGCGTCTCTCTTAATAACGGAATGATGTTTCTGTTGCTGATAAACTCTTCTAACTGCTCTACTGTGGACTCTCGCAGGTTATTCAAACCGTAGCGATCCATAAATTCGAGCAGGAAATCAGAAAAAGGTACCATATCGGATGCCTTGCTGATCTGTTTTATCAATTTGCTCTTTTTGCTTAGATTTGTCTCCATATTGCGAACTACCTATGCCCTTATTGCACTCTCGTATGTGGAATTATAAGGTTGGGACTGCTGAAAAACTCAATACGCCCCATTTTCTACAAGGTGTTTTCATCTTCTACTTCGACTCTCTCGCTTCTCCTTCGATTGATGACATCGGATATGTGCCGTCCTTAACCTTTTCCCATACATCCTCGTCGGTTACTTTGAAGCCGATCCACCAACCAATCGGAAGAGTGCCTGCCGGGATCCCATTGCCTGCATTTTTTCTTCCGTGAATACCACAGATTCAACCAGGACTGCAGCTCCGCCTCTTTCGTGCATTCTCCGCCTTCACGATAGAGTAACACATACTGGTATGCTGCGTTTTCCAGTTCTTCCGGCTCGATGATGTCCTCCTGCCAGTCCTCAATCTCTTCTCCGTCAGCACGGATAGCCACATTCGCCCAGCCAAATGCCAGGTGCTTGTCGTCGTCGGACTTGGCAATCTTAAACCTGCCTTTAATCACATTGCTGGCAGGCTCTTTCTTCTGCGGTTCTGCAGACTTCTTGATGAAATCAGAGAACTTCTTCACTTTCTCACTTCCTTCCTCTCGGTGCAGCCACTTCGATATACTCGATAGCGCAGGCACATCTCGGGTGTGCAGGTGGTAACATATGTTGTCCTGCAAACAGAACCTTTCCTTTGAAATCAAAGTCGGAGTCCATATCTACCTCAGTACCTTCCAGCGCATTGCAGATGTCGCACACCGAATCGTCTCCGGACGTACTCCATCTCTTACCATCGTTCCAAGATACCCTTCGCCCTGTGCCTGGCGTATGCTTCATCGGCTCCACGGTTATAAGCAAAAGCACTCTCGGTCTGAGCGACTGTGAATGCCCTGGCCCGGTGCTGTTTCTCTGCATATTTCTGAGAAGCGTCCAATGCCTTCCGGCGGATGCTCTCAATCTTCATTCTCGGATGTTCTTTTCGCATCGTAGCCACGATATTGTCATAATACCTGGCGTTTGCTCTTGCGTCACCCTCTGTCAGACCGATGCATGGACGAATGAGCTTGCCAGTTCATCTACTGTATGGCTCTCTCTCATTTTCTTTTCCCAGGAGTGCCGCTATTGCGTCCTTCTGTTCTTCTGTGCATCGGGTGACAAACTCAGCTCCTCTT